AATACGCGCGCCAATTTCCTGCGAAGGAAGGCGCGAAGCTGGCGAACATGTCGCCAAGCGGCTTCAAGAAAATCCAGTCTGGCGAGAACGCGATCCGCTACGAGAACCTGAGCTATTGGCTCAAGCGTGACCCGGATTTGGCTGCCGCCTACGCGGCACACATCGGGCTATTGCTTCCCGGCCAAGCCGAGACAGCAGCGGCCTACACAAGATTTGCCAATGCAGCGGTGAGGGCGAAGGGATGAAGCAAATTCCAAAACGTCTCCAGAACAGCGTTGACCGCATCAAGCAATGCGGCGGGATCATCTTGATCCACCACACTTCTACTGGCGGCATCGCTTACGCACTTTCCGATAGCCGCGAGGTTGCCGAACCCGTTGTGACCAAACTGCGCGACGCTGGTTATCTGGTATCGGGCAAAGATGGCTTGTTCGACGGCCAGGAACAAACCCTGCATCTGGTGGCCGCATGAGCCAGCTAGAGAAGGCGCTGCAGGCACGCATCATCGAGATCAACAACCGCATCCCGGGTGCGAAGCTTGCCGAACGTCGCGCCCTTCAAAAAGAGCGCTCCGACCTGGAGATCAAATTGGAAAAGGTGAGGTCGTGGGCATGATCCACCTCCGTCCCGTCCCCCGCAAATACGAGTTCGCTCTAGAGAAGCTCCGCGCTGCGGTCTTGCAAGATTTGAAGCGGGACAAACTGCGCAAGCAAGCAGCGAATGATGATGTGCCGACTGAGCAACCGTGGTGGAGCAAATGAGCATTTTCCAAGCCAGTGACCACGAACTTTCTGCCGAAGTGAAGCGGCGCCTCAAGGTGGAAGAATCCTGGGGCCGCAGAAAGGTCGTGGCCGAACTCCACAACGCAGAGCGTCTAGAACACTATGAATCTAAGAAAGCTCTATGGAGATGTTTTCCGGGTGAAGTTAGTCCGCTGCGCGGGGCTGCAGTAAGTAGCGCAGAGATCATCGCATTCAAAACCAAGGGGTAGCGACATGGGCATAGGCTCACAGATTTGTCTGACGCTATTTGCACTCAGTGTTGCTTTCACGATGGGTTGTTTCTGGGGTGGGCGTCCCCGTTAAGGTTGATTCTATTGGCTTAAACGCTCGGGCGAGCGCTGTCACAGGGCATTTCATCACATGAGATTCAGTCTAGACCGCGTCGCGGTGCAGAGGCGGGACATCCCCGACCTCGCAATGGTCCTTGAGCTTCCAATGCTCCCGCCATCTACCAACAACCTCTATTTCAACATCGCCGGCAAAGGCCGCGTCAAAACCCGCCAGTACAACGACTGGATCACTCAGTGCGGGTTGCTGCTGAAAAACCAGATCACCGGCAGGCTTATGGGCCGCGTAGACATCACGATCAAGCTTGAAGACAGACACCCCCAACGGGACTGTGACAACGCCGCGAAGCCGATTTGCGATCTTTTGGTCAAAATGGGCGCAATCCACGACGACAGGTCAAAGTTCGTCCGCAGCGTCAAAACCGAATGGGCGCCGATCAAGGGCGTGGAGATTGCCATTCACCGGGTGGCTGCATAATGGGCGCACACCACGAAAAGGAACGTGAGACACGGGAACTTGTCATCCTGACCAAGCTTGCCGCAATCGGCCCCATGAACATGCTGGAAATAGGCTTCTCAGCATCACCCCAGACCATCCGCAATATGGCCGCCAGGGGGCTCCTGCGCGTCACTGTCGAGCCCACACAGCGCGGCAAAGATCACCTTGAGAAGATCCAGGCCAAGCGCAAGCGGCAAGCCGTGAACGAGGCCAAGGACGCCAGGCTTGCGGGGGGCACTATCTGATGGACGAACGCGGCGTCTATGCGATAGCCCGGTCTCTTTGGGACTGCGACACCTTCACAAACCAAAAGTTCACCCAGCGTGAAGCGTGGCTATGGCTGATCGGCGCCGCCGTATGGAAACAGACCCGCATCAATCTGGACGGCCGCCGCGTCGTTTTGGAACGCGGGGAATTTGCTTTCTCGCTCAGGTTCTTGGCGAAGAAATGGAAATGGTCAAAGGACGCAGTGAGTCGCTTTTTTTTGCTCCTCAAAAACGAGGACATGATCCGCGACGCTAACCGCGACAGCGTAAAAGTCTATTCCATCATTAAATACAATGAGTTTCAGGTTGTCGGCCTACCGAAGCGAGACAGTGAGTGCGACGCCGAGCGCGACACGCGTGAGACAGCGCCGCGACAGCCGCGCGACAAAGAAGAAGCATTAAAACATTCAAGTAGTATATCTATTGAGCCGGTCGAGAAAAAATCTCCCGCTCCAGAACCCCTTGTACTTCCTGACTGGCTAGACCGCGAGGCCTGGGCCGCGTTTCTCGACTTGCGGACTAAGAAAAAGGCCCCGAACACGCATCGGGCGCTGAAGATCATCCTTAAAAAATTGGGCAAATGGCACGGCATGGGGCGCGACCCGACCGCAATCCTTGATGCTTCGACAGTGAACGGCTGGAAGGATTTGTACGAACCGAAAGATGGGCAACATGGGCAACGAACTAACACCGCGCGGACCGCAACAGATCAACATCTTTCTGGAATCATTGACCTCCGCAACGAGATACGCAGCCGGTCTTTCGGAAGCTGAGCAAGAGGCTCGCATCCAGAAGGATGAGGCGATCCTGGTGCTGTTTGGGCAATTGGCCTTGGTCTACTGGCGCCCGGACTTCACGCCGGCTCAGGCGAAGCAGCTCTATGCCCAATACCTTGACGATGTCCGGGATTATTCGTTCAGCGATATTCGCCAAGCGGTTGAGAAGTACCGCCGCAGCCCAGAAAACAAATTCTTCCCGACCCCCGGCCAGATCCGCGGCCTGATCGAGAAAGTGCCCGATTGGGATGTCATCAGCCGCCAGGACCACATTCGCGAACGCCGCAAGGATGCGCGCGATGAGCTGACTAGCGTCGCCGCTGTCATCACCCCTCAATTGAAAGGGCCGGGACATTGACCCAATGGGAACACATGAAGGTGAGCGAACAGTATTTCGAGGATAATCGGAGGGTGATCGGCAAAGACGGCTGGGAAATGTGCGGGATTGCGCACGGCGACAAATCGTTTTTCCGCAAGCCTGGGCGGACCTATTGGTTCAAGCGCCCACTACTTCATGCGACCGATAGGGAGCGGCTATCCTAAATGACCAAACAAAGAGAAGCAGCTCAAGAGAATTTGGATTCCGCCCTCAAAGGCATGGATGGCCCCGCCGTCATTCGTCCCCACCATGAACTTAGACCAGCCACCAATGACCAGGGTACAGCCATCACAGGCAAATTGGCATGGCGTAATTCCTGCCAGCTTCAAGCTGCACTGGATCAAGGAAAGCTTAATTCCGAGATAGGAGACAAATGGTCAGGCTGGGACCGTTTCTCCTGCGCCAAGGAATATCAAAAGATTTACGACATGACGGAAAGCACCGGAGGAATTGATAGCACCCAGGCAATGAATGTGAGCCGCTCGAGCCGCTGTGGTTCCGGCAATGATGCACGCGATAGAGCCTGGGACTTGCGGCTCTCGCTTGAAAGTAACCTATCCGAACGCGACAGGATCATCATCAGGAAGGTCTGCGGGGAGGGCTGCACGCCCGCGCAAGGCGTGGCGCTGATATCACCCGGCTACAAACACACCGTCTGGGCGAGGTTCCGTGAGGCTCTGGATTCATTGTGCGAGGCGTTCGAGATGGTGAGGAAGCAACCGGGCGTCTTCAATTTGGAGCGCAAATGAGCATCCTGCTGGACCCGCGAATCTTTAATTTCGTGATTATCGGGCTGTACTGCCTCAACGCGATCCGCTGGGCGGTCAACCATTCGTGGGCCGATATGTTTTATTGGCTGTCGGCGTTGGCCATCACCCTAACCGTAACCTTTGGGTACAAGCATTGAGGCGCATCGAAACCATAGGCGATGCAACGCTCTACCTGGGCGACAGCCGGGACTTGGTTCCAACGCTTGGCCCCGCGGACGCCGTCATTACAAGCCCGCCCTACGGCCAGCAGCGCGACTACGGAGAGAAGATTTCCGATTGGCGGGCGCTTGTGTCGACCATTCTTTGTGGTGTGGTGGACGCCGGCAAGACGCAAATCCTTGTCAATCTTGGGCTGATTCATAGAGATGGCAGTGTCGTTCCCTATTGGAACGATTTGATTTCTGACATGCAGGCGAACGGCTGGCGATTGTTTGGCTGGTATGTATGGGACCAAGGACCTGGGATGCCGGGGGATTGGCAGGGGAGATGCGCGCCGGCTTACGAATTTATCTTCCACTTCAATAAGCAGGCTCGCAAACCTAACAAGACAACACCTGCGAAGTACGCAGGCCATGTGAGATCCAAGCCGCCGGGCGGGCTACGGCTGGCCAACGGGGACATGAGTGGCTGGTGCCACGGCTTAGCGCCGACACAGGACAACAAGATACCCGACTCTGTTTTTCGAGTGACGCGGCATAAGCATGTAGGGGGCATCGAGTCCGGCCACCCGGCAATTTACCCCGTCGATTTCGCCAATGAGCTGATACTTGCCTATTCGGATGGGGCAGAAGTCATCCTCGACCCATTCATGGGCAGCGGCACCACCGGCGTAGCTTGCGCCAATCTTGGCCGCAAGTTCATAGGAATTGAGATTGAGCCTAAATACTTCGACATAGCCTGCCGCCGCATAGAGGAAGCCTATAGGCAGCCAAGACTATTTTCCGAGCCCGCACCAAAGCCGCAGCAGCTTTCCATACTGGACGAAGCGTCATGAGTTCGCATGAACTTAAACGGGGCTCAAGTTCACATGAAGTGTAAATTTACAGAATTGTCTTTGCGGCGCGTCGCACAATAATCGCCATGAGGCCAGTCGGAATGTCACACGTGAAACAGTCTTATGCAGATTTACCGGAAGACGAAAAGCAAAAGAGTCGCGCCCGCGCCATGGCGAACGTCTACCAGAAGCGCGGGAAAATCGTTAAGAAGCCGTGCGAGAAATGCGGCTCAGAGAAGTCCGAGAAGCACCACCGCGATTATTCCAAGCCCCTGGACGTTCATTGGCTGTGCCGGAAGTGTCATGTAGCCGAGCATGGCGGCACAATCCGCACGCCAAAGTACGGCGCCGGCTGCTGTGCAAAATGCCAGAAGCCGAAATTGCCGAATTGCTCATACTGCGTGGAGCATAAAAACGAATATCAGCGGCAGTGGTCGGGCGAACGCACCAAAAAGTTTCATGAACTATTGCAGCAGAAACGAGAAATTTGTTGCCGGCCCTTTAGAGGTGTGCAAGACAAATGACTAGTGTGATGCTTTGCGCCGAGAGCGCTCCGCACTTCAAGCCCCGAAGGGGCGGCTCTACCTACAATCCGGTCCCAACACATGCGCCAGCCACGCGCAGGCAAGCCTGTGCCCGTTCACTCATCCGAAGCGCAGCAGATTGTCAATTTGATTCCACGCGACTTCGACAAAATACCAGAGGCAGAGGACGAAGCGAGGAATTGGATACTACGGGATCACTATTACAGCGTTGATATTCCAAGAAATTCATAGGAGCCGCGGCTACGCCGCTTGAAGTGAGGGGAAGATGCTTAAGGCGATTGGCGTGTCCATGATGACTTGGGGTGGGCTTTCTCTGGCTGAAGCGATGTTCGGCCGCCCATCAGCATTCGCGATTGGCCTAATTTTGATTGGGCTTGTCATCGCCACATGGCCATCCACTAAAAACACTTAGCCTCGCGCAGCGATTTACCCAACAACTTGAGGGAGTTGTTAAATGAACGCCTACCAGGAAGTAGAAAGGCTTTCAGAATCTGTAAGGGCTGGCGATCAAGCCGCCTTAGACAAGATTCTAGTCCTCGCCAGGGCCTACATGGAGCCCGACGGCGCCCCTTACGACCATTTGCGGCTCCGCAAGCGGGAAACCCGGATTTTCAATCTCCTGCTCAAAAGGCGCGGGCACGCTGTAAGCAAGGAAGCCATTCACTCCGCTTGCTATTTTGACTTCCCGAACGAGCCTGAGATAGACATTGTTGATGTCTGGATTTGCAAGCTGCGTTCAAAGCTTAAGGGCACTGAGTTCCGGGACAAGATCGAGACAGTCTACGGCCATGGCTTCCGCCTCGCGGCGTAACACCGATCTCATCAAGCACCTCCGAACATTGGCGCACAACCTGGCAGATATCCGTCACGCACTCACAGAAGCAGCCGATCAACTAGAAGCCAGCGCAGAGCGAGAGACAAATGGACGAGAGAAAGTCAGTAGGGAAGCGTGTCGGCACCGCGGTTGATGCGGCCAATGCAATGATCCGCCAATTTAATGCTGCCCCAAGCCAAGAGGCGAAGCAGGTGGTTTTCAACCGCGGGGTTGTCGAACTCGTTAAGGCGTTGACGAATGTCGAGTCTTAAGGCATTCCGCAACCGTCTCCTAACCGGCTGGTCTCCAATAGCTTATGACATGATGTACAAATGGTGCAGGCGCAATGAGGGCTGGAAGTAATTGGGCAGGCCGGTTTGCCTGTTCGCGGCTGCCTTGGGTTCGACTCCCACTTGCCGGGGCACGGCTACGCGAAAGCTATGGTCCGCGATCTGCCAGTTCGACTCTGGTCCCATGTATTTCAAGGACATAGAAACTCATCTTGGCCGCTCCGCTCAATCCTAAAGGCGCAAAGTCCGACAAGCTTTGGCGCGCAGCCATTATGCGGGCCGTATGCAGGCTTGAGACTGACGAACGCCCCAAAGACGCCAAGCCAGAGCAGCGCCTTGAGCGACTCGCTGACGCCCTTGTAGCGCAAGGCCTAGATGGCGAGGTGCCGGCGCTCAAAGAGATCGGGGACAGATTAGACGGGAGGGCTGTGCAGACCATTGGGGTGGCTGCGCTTCCGGTAGAGGATTTGCTTGACCAGCTTGACGGCAAGGCGCCTGAAGACACTGGGGAAACTGAGGACTGACTTTCCGTATTACGCGGAACATTGTCTCAAGATCAAAAGCAAGGCTGGCGATATTGTCCCGCTCAAGCTCAACAGAGCCCAGCAATTCGTTCATGACCGCATCGAGGCGCAACTAGCCAAGACCGGCAAGGTTCGTGCGTTGCTTCTCAAGGCCAGGCAGCAGGGCTTCTCGACCTACATCGGCGGCCGATTCTATTGGAAGACCTCGCTTAATCGGGGCCTTCAGACTTTCATCCTGACGCATGAGCAGGAAGCGACTGACAACCTGTTTGGCATGGTTGATCGCTACCACAAGCATTCGTCTCTAAAACCCTCAACTGGCGCATCCAACGCCAAGGAACTGTATTTCGACGTATTGGACAGCGGCTACTCTGTCGGCACGGCGGGGTCCAAAGCTGTCGGGCGCTCCAAAACTACGCAGCTCTTTCATGGGTCTGAGGTGGCATTCTGGCCCAACGCGGCCACCCACTTCGCGGGCGCTGTCCAAACTGTTCCCGATCTAGCCGGGACAGAAATCGTGCTGGAATCCACGGCCAACGGCATGGGCGGGGAATTTCATGAGAGATGGCAACAGGCCGAAGCCGGCATAGGAGATTACGAAGCCATCTTCGTGCCGTGGTTCTGGTCTGAGGAATATCGCAGGCCCGTTCCTGACGGGTTTGTCCCGGACGATGAAGAAGCCAAGGAGATGGCGCTTCATGGCCTGGATCTGGAACAGATTGTTTGGCGTCGGGCCAAGATAGCCGAGCTTAAAGATATTCTGCTGTTCAAGCAGGAATATCCGGCAACGGCTGCTGAAGCCTTCCAGACAACCGGCCACGACAGTTTCATCAAGGCCGAGCATGTCCTTGCCGCTCGCAAGAATACCGTTGAGGGCGTTGGGTTGCTCGTCTGCGGTGCTGACCCGGCCAGATTTGGCGACGATCGCTTTAGCGTTGCGTGGCGCACAGGCCGCAAGGTCTCCAAGATCGAGAGCAAGACCAAGCTCGACACGGTATCGGGCGCCAACTGGCTCAAGAAGATCATAGACGAAGACAAGCCCGCCAAGATGTTCGTGGATGTTGGCGGCATTGGTGGCGGGACAATCGACATCCTGCACAGTTGGGGCGAGCCATATGCCAGCGTCGTGGTGGCGGTCAACTTCGGGTCTGCCCCGTTCGACCCGAACCCGCTGGACAAAGACGGCAAGCCGATGGCTGGCCCGCTTAATCGTCGGGCCGAGATGTGGTCGCATTCCAACGACTGGCTCAAGGACGTTGCCGGCGTCGATATACCCGACCAGGACAGCCTCCAGGCCGATGCCTGTGGCCCCGCCTACAAATACGACATGAAGCAGCGCCTCCAGCTTGAGAGCAAGGAGGCAATGAGGGCGAGGGGCGTAAGATCACCCGATGAGTGGGATGCAGTGGTCCTGACATTTGCCGAGCCGGTCAACCCGGCCAGCAATTCCAAAGACGCCATGATCCAAGAGCTATTGCGCGGCAACCTGAATGGGATGTGACTAATTGGGCCACAAGACATTGAGCGATCCCAAGGCAGAACTGGCCAGGCTCAGGGACATGCTGGCGCGCAGGAATGGCCAACCCGGCTTTAGCGATAACTGCAAGGCGATCAAGGCCAAGATTGCCGAGCTTGAGGCCGCGCCTAAGTGAGATACATCGGCAAGGACTTCCCGCTTCAGGACCCCACCGAGACTGCCGACCTCCGCTTTGATTTCTCTAAGCATCCTGACTGGGGCTGGGACGATGCGATCCTGTCAGCAACGGTAGGCGTTACCGTGGTTGATGGCACGGACGCATCTTCGGCCAATCGCCTATCCGGGTCTCCCGGTTATTGCGACACATTCGTATCCCAGACATTTGCCAATCCGGTTGATGGCGTCAAATACAAATTGGTTGCAACGGCCACGACTTACAGAGGGGAAGTTCTAGCGTTCTACTCCCATGTGACAGGTCAGGCTTAATGGCGGAATACGACGATAAGCCGACCGACAAAGAGTCCAAGCATGCCGAGATCATCAAGAACATTGAGTTGGACGCAGAGGCGGATTGGCAGAACCGCATTGATGCTTTGGACGATCTGCGCTTTGTCGCCAATGAGGATAATTGCGGGCAGTGGGATCCCATTGTCTACCGCGAGCGCGTAGACCAGGGCAGGCCGGTAATCACGATCAACCTGATGCCGCAGTTCGTGCGCCAGGTTACAAACGACGCACGCAAGAACAGGCCGGCCATCAAGGTCAGGCCCGTTGATGATGATGCCGACCCCGAGACGGCGGATATTTACGAGGGCATTGTCCGCCATATCGAGGACCAGAGCGAGGCGGCGTCCAAGGCTTACATTCCAGGCGTCGATAACGCAGCCAAGTGCGGCATCGGCCATTGGCGCGTCACGGCCAAATACTGCGACGATT